CGGCGGCGGGGGCTTCCCCGCCGCTTCTTCATTGCAAAGGAGGGTTCAGCAATGAGCAATAGCAAACTTATTTCGTGTACGCTGATTTCGCCGAACAAGAACAGCCCACGAAATCACAAGATCGACACGATCACAATTCATTGCGTCGTCGGGCAATGTTCCGCCGAGAGGATCGGCGAAATCTTCAAGCCGACTTCGCGACAGGCAAGTTCAAACTACGGGATCGGCTACGACGGGCGGATCGGGCTTTACGTCGATGAAGCCGATCGTTCGTGGTGCAGTTCTTCGGCGGCGAACGATAACCGCGCAATCACGATCGAGGTTGCAAGCGACACAAAGCACCCATACGCCGTGAATGATAAAGCATACGCGGCGCTTCTTGATCTTGTCGAAGATATTTGCCGCCGGAACGGGATCAAAAAGCTGGTATGGAGTACAAGCAAGGACGACCGCGTAAACCACAAGAACGGGTGCAATATGACCGTTCACAGGGATTACGCGAACAAGGCTTGCCCCGGCGATTATCTGTATAACCGACACGGCGAGATCGCGGCGGAGGTAAACAGGCGGCTGGGCGTTCCGGCAGAGGATCAGAAGCCGGAGCAGAAGCCACAGGGCGACGCGAAGAACCTTTACCGCGTACAGCTTGGAGCGTTTGAGAAGAAGGACAACGCAACAGCGTTCGCGGCGAAGCTGAAAAAGGAAGGCTTCGATACGTACATCGTGCAGATCGGCAAGTATTACAAGGTTCAAGTGGGCGCGTTCAGCGTCAAGAAGAACGCGGAAGCTATGCTGGAGAAGTTGAAGAAGGCGGGACACGACGACGCTTTCATTACCTATTCCGGCACGTCCGGCGGGACATCGGCGCGGAAGATCACAACGGGAAGCAAAGTGCGCGTGAAAGCGGGCGCGAAAACCTATTCCGGCGGAAGCCTTGCTTCCTTCGTCTATTCCCGCGATCACATCGTCAAAGAGCTTTCCGGAAAGCGCGCCGTGATTACCTACGGCGGAACGGTTGTCGCGGCGGTGAACGTCGATGATCTAACGCTTGTTTAACACACGCACAACGCACGGTATGCGTTACACAACGCGCGCCGTGCGTTAATTGCGCTATGAAAGGGGACGCAATGAAAAACAAACCTTCGAGCGGGAAGCGGGTGGCGAAGCGCCGCTTCTTCAAGGCTGACGAACGCTTCGCAACGAAAGCCGTTATTGTGATCGCAATTACAACGGCGGCTTTCATCGTCGCGCAGTACGTTTCATTCCTTATCACGCGGCAGGAACAAACCGTTCTGATCGAATGGTATTTCCGCGCCGTCGTGATCGAATGCGGCGCAATGATGATGAAGCGTCTTGCCGAAGTAATCGTCGGCAGGATCAAGAAAAAAGAAAAAATCGACATAACAGAAAGCGAGGATACAAACAATGACTATTGATCTTACCAGCATTGCAAACGCCGTGATCGCTCTTATCGCGGCAATTATTACCGCCTTCGTGATCCCGTGGATCAGAAGCAAGACGACCGCCGCACAGTTTGAGAAAATCAAAATGTGGGTAACGGTTGCCGTCGAAGCCGCCGAACAGCTTTACACCGGAAGCGGCAGGGGCGCAGAGAAGAAAGCATACGTTGTTGAATTTCTGAATAGCAAGGGCTTCAAGATCGACGCGGAAACGCTGGATAAACTGATCGAAGCCGCCGTCTTTAATCTTCCGGACTACTTCACTATTTCCGGCATTCCGGCGGATACCGACAGCAACAAAGAGTAATTGACCGCGCGGCGGATCGCGCTTCCCCTTTCGGCCTTCCGCCGCATAAAGAACAATCCCCCGTGCGGGCTTTCGAGCCTTGCACGGGGGATTTTTTTGTTTGGTTCATTCCTTCGGCGGTTCGACCGACGCTTCCGACGGCGCGGCGGTTTTCCCTTTAATGAGTTGATACAGCTTCTTACAGCCGACCGCAATTCCCTTGAATAGATAGTAATAAATCTTGTAAAACGCCCACAAGAAGAAGTACAGACACCAGCCCGCGCCGATAATCATATACCACATCAAATAGAACATTCCGGCGAAGAGCATAGCGAAGCACCACAACGGCGCGTTTCGCTTATTCACGCGCACACCGAAGCCCAGCCGGAAACCGGACATCTTCTTCAATGTCTTTGTAAAGCTGACGAACATTAGAGCAAATCCCCCTTCTTAAATGTAAATTTTCAAGGCAGAATTCGCCTATTCTGACCTTTAACACAATTATACGCCCGTCATACGCTAAAATCAAGAATAAAGCGGAATATTTACACACCGTTTGCAAATAATCAGAATGAAGAGGGATCGCGGCGGCAATGAAGATATATGATTACAACGGCAAGAAGAACATTTGCGGCGACCGATTGCGCGAAGCGCGCGTCGTCCGGCGGCTACGTCAAGAGGATTTAGCCGCACAAATACAGTTGAAAGGGATCAACATGGAGCGGGACAGCATAAGCCGAATTGAAATCGGTACGCGCTTCGTATCCGACTTTGAATTGAAGATATTTGCGGAAGTGCTGGGCGTTTCGGTAAATTGGCTTTTAGGTATAGACGAATAACGGCGGCGGGGTGATCCCGTCGCCGCTTATCTTTTATAGGCGCATAAAATACGTATTTTTTTCTCAAAGCCTATTGACATATACGCATTGAAGGCGTATAATAGTAAATGTAAGGAGGACAGCAGATGAAAACAAAAGACCTTATCGAGCTTTTAGAACGAAACGGCTGGAAGTTCAAGCGGCACGGCGCGAACCACGACATATACGTGAAGGACGGTCAAAGGGAAAGCGTCGTAAGGCACAGAGAAACCGACGAAGAGTTAGCAAAAGCAATCATCAAGCGGCGCGGGCTGAAATAAGCCCGCCGCCACTTGACAACAATATAGGAGGTACGGACAATGAAATTCAAAAAGCAAGCGAATGTCGCGTTCTTTTCAAAGTATGTCCGCGAAGATGGAAAGTTCACGATTACAAGTGTTGATCGCCGCGTCAACGGGACTTTGAAAAACGTGTTCGAGGTAACAGACGAAGCCGGAAGCGTGATCGACACATTGCCGCGCCTTAAAGACGCAAAAGCAAAATACGCGGAGATTTGAAGGAGGTATTCAGAATGAAAAACGCATATCCTATCGTTATGACGCAAGGAAAAGAGTTCATCGTGGTATTTGTCCCCGATTTCAATATCAATACGCAGGGCAAGGACGTTCCGGACGCGATCGAGATGGCGCGGGACGCAATCGGGCTTATGGGAATTGATATGCAGGACGACGGCGAAGCATTGCCGGAAGCGTCGAGCATTGCAAGCGCACAAGCCGAAGCGCCGTCCGGCGCGATCGTTTCGCTGGTTGACGTTGATTTCGCGGAGTACCGCAGAAAGAACGATATGCGCGTCGTGAAGAAGAATTGCACCATTCCTTCATGGCTTAACTTTGAAGCGGAGCGGGCTGGCGTGAATTTTTCCGCCGTCCTGCAAGCGGCGCTTAAAAGCGAATTGCATATCACAAGCAGATAATCAGAGAGGGCGAAGGGCGGCAGAAATGCCGCCCTTTTGTCATATTCGGAAGCTGGAGGAAGGAAGAATGCACAAACACTTGACTTGGACAGACCGCCTAAAAATCGAAAAAGGCTTGAAAGAGGGCTTGAAGCCTTGCGCGATTGCCGACCGTCTGCACGTCCACAATACAACGATATACAGGGAGTTGAAGCGCGGACGCTATACGCATTTGAATTCCGACTTGACGACCGAAGAACGCTATTCGCCGGAGATCGCGCAACAGCGCTATGAAGAGAACCTAAAAGCCAAAGGCGGCGAATTGAAGATCGGCAACGATTACGAATTGTCAGCTTTTATTGAAAAGAAGATCGGTGAAGAAGGCTATTCCCCCGCCGCCGTCGTCGGAGAAATCAGACGGCTGGGGCTGACCTTCAAAACGGAGATCAGCGAAAAGACGATCTATAATTACATCGACAAAGGCATATTCTACGGGATCAGCCGCGAGAGCTTGCCGGAACGCGGAGAGCGAAAGCGGAAGTATGACAAGGTGGAGCGGAAGAAAGCCGCCCGCGCGCCGCAAGGCGAAAGCATAGAAGAACGCCCGCAGGAAATCAATGATCGGCAGACCTTCGGACATTGGGAAGGCGATTGCGTATGCGGGAAGAAGCGGACGAAGGAAACCTTGTTCGTTCTTTCGGAGCGCTTGACGCGGAACGAAATTATTATCAAAATGCCGGATCAGACCGCCGCCAGCGTCGTGGCGGCGCTGAACAAATTAGAACGCCGCTTCGGGAAGAAGTTTTCACAGATATTCAAAAGCATTACGTTTGACAACGGATCGGAATTCATGGATTGCGCCGGAATTGAAAAATCCGTCTACGGCAAAGACCGGAAGCGCACGAAGGTTTACTATTGCCACCCGTACAGCGCATACGAACGCGGCACGAATGAGAACATAAACAAAATGATACGGCGGTTCTTGCCGAAAGGAACAGACTTCCGGAAAGTAACCGCCGCATATATTCAGCGCGTCGAAACGTGGATCAACAATTACCCGCGCGAGATTTTAGGCTTTGAAACGTCCGGATCGCTCTTTGAAAGATACGTCGCCGAAGCCGCTTGAAGCCTTCTGAAAAAATATTTTAGTTTTTTCTGCTTTTACTCTTGACTTTTGCGTTTTTTTGAAACGAATACTCTTCAATATTTCCCGACAACAGGTGCTTTTCTCTGTCATTGAAATTCCCGCGGCGCTATGGTAAAATGTAAACAGCTTCAGCGATCCGGCTGATAAATGATTAAGGAGGCAAAAAGATGAACAGAAAATTTTTTGCGCTGCTGCTCACGCTGCTGATGGTCCTCGCGCTCGTACCAGCCTCGGCCTACGCGGACACCTCGAAAAGCAGCGGCAAGGAAATTGCGGTATTATTCACCAACGACGTCCACTGCGCCGTTGATAAGAACCTCGGCTACCAGTCCGTCGCGCTCGCAAAAGAGACGCTGGAAGCACAGGGCAAGGATGTGCTGCTCGTCGACGTAGGCGATGCCGTCCAGGGCGACGCGATAGGCACGCTCTCCAAGGGCGAATACATCATCAAGA